GGTCTCCGGGGTTGTGGGCGCGCCCGAACTGGCCGCCGATGAACAGCGGCTGCTCGGCGATGTAGTACGGCGGTGGGGCGGGGGCGGCCGGCTCGGTGCTGGGCGGCGTCTTGGCGTCGCGGCGGGCGGACATCAGGCGACCTTGAACGCGCCGACGGTCACGTCGGTCGCGGAGCTGTAGGTGATGTCCGCGCTGCCGTCGGCCTTCGCGAAGATTCTCGGAACGGGGATCTTCCACGTCTCGCCGGCCGGGACAACGACCGCCCGGTCAGCGATGGCCAGACCATCCACCGTGCCGGGGGTGGCAAGGGTGACGGTGACCGGCGACCCGGAGCCGTTGGCCACCTCCAGGAAGACGCCAGCCCCGGCCGGGCAGGTGTCGCCACCGCCAGCCGCTGCGGCGAGCGTGGATTCGGATCCACCAGGTACAAGGACCTGCAGTAGTAGAGCCGCCATCAGAAACCTCCAGGTCAAGACACGGCGGAAGGGACAGGAAGAAGGGGGCAGGTCAGCGGAGGTAGAAGGTGGCGTCCACCTGCCAGGCGAACTGCTCACCCCGCACCCCCGCGCCGTCGTCGAGGAACTGCGGGCCCGTGATGGCGTCCACCACCAGGCACGTCGCATCACCCATCGCGGTCGGCGTGCCGGTCAGGGCGGCCAGAGCGTTCGCGTAGGCGGTCGCTGCCACCTCCGCCGCCTCATCCGTGCCCGCGAAGATCAGTCCCGCGATGCGAGCCTCATCGATCGCTTCCTCGGCGACGAGCGCGTCGGCGCCGTCGATGCGGGCCAACACCACGTACGCGCCCCGGGACGGGGAGCGGACCTGGTCGCGGAAGGCGCCCTGGTCGAGCGGGTTCCCGAGGCCGGTGAGGGTGGGGTGGGCGTTGACCCAGGCGAGGACTGCGGCGGTCGCCGCGACGCGCGCCACCTAGGCTCCGCGCAGGGTGTAGAGGGCGCGCCGCAGGTAGGCGTACGGCCGGGTGCCAGGGTGGTGGACGACGCGGGCGAACACGACCTTGCCGTCGACCATGAAACGCAGCCAGCCGTCAGGGCGCTTCGGCCTGATCACATGTGCCCTCGTGCCGACCTCCATGAACAGGCCGTACGGGGCGTTGTCGCGGGCGGTGCGCGCCGGGGAAGAGATGTCGGCGTACACGCCGATCAGGTCCCGGCCGCGATCCCACCGGATCCGGGCCCGCATGTAGCCGGGCGGCCGGCCCGCCTCGATGTCGCCAGCGGGACTGACGTTGGCGTACCGCTTCGACGTCCGCGTCACCTGCCGGGCCAGCTTGGCGATGTGCAGCCCCACCGGCCCCTCATAGGACTTGAGGACGCGGAAGACTTCGGGTTCATTCCACACCCAGATCACATCGGCCACGACGCCCTCCTCAGAGGTGGTAGTCGCCGTGCCACGGCGGATCCGGGAACGAATAGACGGGCAGCAGCGCACCCTCAGGCCCAGACCCGGCATCGTTGACCGCGTCCACCAAGCGCTGGAGCGCGTCCTTCGCCCGCTGATCCAGCTGCGGGAAACGGTCGGCGTCCGCGTTGCGGTTCGGGTAGGCGAGCTCGATGTCAGCGGCCGCCCTGAGAGCGGCCGCCTCTGAGGCGAGCTCGTACAGGAACGTCGGCGACGCCGGGACGGTGCCGCCGACCGCGCCGAGCACCTCGGCCACCGCGGCGGCGATGTGCCGTCGCGCCTGCTCGTCGGTCGGCTCGGTGACGCTGCTGAACGTGCCGAGCAGGCCGGTGTCGCCGGGCGTGGCGGCGTCCCTCGTGCGGGTGGGGATGTGGTCGGCGACCTGCTCCAGGCTCGGCGTCCATGACGGGTCGGCCACGGCCCCTCCTCGCTATCCGGTTGTGGTGGCGGCCTGGGCCGGAGGAGACGGGGATGCTCGCACCGGCCCAGGCCACGATCTACTGGGGTTCGTCGCCCTTGACGTAGAGCTCCTTCAGCTCCTTGACCGTCATCGGGTCCAGCGCGGCACGGTCGTCGCCCTGGGCGACGCCGTACTCGACGAGCTCCGCCTTGCTGGAGCGGGAGTTGACGGTGGCCGGCTGCTCCTCGACGGGGGTGTCGCCCTTCACCTGCTCGACCAGGTTGGAGTCGAGCAGGTGCTTGACCCGGTCCGCGGGCACCCCTGCGGGCAGGAGCGCGCCACGGTAGAAGGTGGTGAGCTGGGCGCCCCGCTCGGAGGACACCGGGACGTTGACCACGCACGGCGCGGTCACCTTGTACTTGGCCACGGCCAGTCTCCTTACGGGTTCGTCCCGGTGATCTTGACGGCGGCGCCGGGCTCCTGAACGACCGGCACCGTGATGCGGCGGCCCCACATCTCCCACGAGTCCTTCGTCGCCAGACGCTCGGTCTGGATCTGCACCGCCATCTCCGACACGGTGTAGCCCGGGTCGACGTTCGCCTCATCGGCCATGCCGCCGAGCTGCTTACTGTCGAGGATCCACACGTCATTCGACGGCAGCGACGACAGCGGCGCCTTGATGACGACCAGGCCGCCGAGCATCTCGATGTCGCCGCCGTAGACCGGGTTGTCGGTCGCCTCACGACGCCGCAGATTCGAGATCTTGTCATCGCTGGCCATGTAGGCGTACTTCGTGGACGACATGACGATCGTGTCCGGCATGTAACCCATCTGCAGGTCTTCGATCTTCGCGACGGCGAGTTCGATGTCCCGCAGAATCGTTGCCGTCGACGCGACCCAGTCGTCGCCTGCGGCCTGCGTCTGCGTGACCGCGGACGCGACCGCCGACATGGTGATGCCGTCGATGTGCCGGATCACCGTGTTGATGACCTTGCGCAGCGCCCGGTCCACCGGCGCTCCGGCGGGCACGCTCCGCTTGATCGCCTCGTCGGTGATGCGGGTCGCCTGACCCCACTTCAGGACCGAGGCGAGCGCCGCGGCGCCGATCGGGGTGACGGCCTTCGGGTACTCCGAACCGGGGCCGACGGCTTCCGGGTCACGCTCGTTGAAGATCGGCTCCGACACCTCGTACAGCACCGCGCCGCCGCTGGAGCGGAAACGCTGGGTGAGGATCTGGTCGGAGATGAACCGCATGTCGGTGATGGTCTGCAGGCGTCGCTGAATCTGCGTCGGCGACGCGAGCAGCCGGTGAATGGTGAGCAGGTCACCGGCCAGGCTCGGCGGAGCGTACGGGTTAACAGGCATCTCGAAGGCTCCTTACCAGGCCATCCAGCGGACGAGCGCCGTATCGGCGGCCGTAGTGAGAGCGACGCCGACGACGGCGCGCGCATTGTTGATGTCGCCCAGGGCGTTCGCGGCTGCGGCCGCCATGGTGGCGACGGTGCCGGCCGCGCCGGTGGCGAGCTGGGCGCCCGCCGTGATGGCGCCGGCGGCGGTGGACTCGTGGACGGTGCCGCGGCAGAACACGGAGACGCGGGCGCCGGAGGCGGCGTCACCGGAGGCGACGCCGATCCAGGAGGCGGAGGCTGCGCCGGCCGGGCCGACGGTGCCGTCGCCGGACACGGCCAGCAGCTGGCCGCCGGTGATGGCCGCAGATGCAGTGAAGGTGGCGACCTCGGCGGGCGTGTAGACGGGCAGGTAGTCGGCCATGATCAGGCCCTCCCGGGGGTGGAGAAGAGGCGGTCGACCTCGGCGTCGAAGCCGTTGTCGGTGGGCTCGCCGCCCGGCTCGCCGAGGTCTGCGAGCGGGATCAGCCCTTCGGCCAGGCTGTCGAGCATGGCGCGGGTGCCGTCCGGGTCGGCGTCCCACGAGTCCTGCCAGTGCTGCCGACGGGCGGGCAGCACCTTGCCCTTGCTGATGGCGTCGCTGATGGCGCGGTCACGCGCCTCGGTGCGCTGCTGCGCCCGGGCGGCCACACCTTCGGACGCCTGCTGGCGCAGCTCGTCCAGGGTGGCCTTGTCGACGATCACGGTGCCTTCCGGCAGCCGGGCGGCGACCGGCTCGACCACCGGCTCAGGCGCGGGGGCGGGCGGCTCAGTCGCCTTGTCCACGAGCTCGTCGACCGCGGTCAGGATGGCGGCCTCGTCAGCGTCGGCGTCCAAGCCGAGCCGCTCACGCAGGCCCTCGTCCAGAGCCATAAGTGCTCCTTCGGGTGGTGGGGTGGGCCCCGCGGCCGGCTCGACCGGGGGAGTCTGTGAGGCTGCGGCCATGACCGCGACCGGGGCGGGGGCGTGCTCGCGGCCGGCGTAGCGGAACCTGGCCAGGTCCCACGAGTTCGTCGCGGGCTCGTCGTTGGTGGCGCGGCGCTGCCCGACCTCGTCGGCGAGGCCTGCGGCGACTGCTTCGTCGGCGTTGAACCAGGCTTCGCCGCGCATCCGCTCGCGCCACTCGGCGACGGTGCCGCCCGCCCGTTCGGCGTACAGGGAGGCGATGTTGTCGGAGTGCCGGTCGAGCATGTCGGCGAGTTCCCGCATGTCGGGGGCTTGGCCGTAGCACATGCCGGACGCGTCGTGGATCATCATCGTGGCGCCGGGCTGCATGACGATCCTGTCTCCGGCCAGCGCGATCACTGACGCGATGGAGGCGGCGAGCCCGTCAACCTGCGTGGTGACGGTGGCAGGGTGGGACCGCAACGCGTTCATGATCGCGACGCCGTCGAAGACGTCGCCGCCCGGCGAATTCAACCGCAGCGTGATCGTGTCGGCGGTGATCTGCTTGAGCTCGTTCATGAAGTCGGCGGCGCTGGTTCCCCACCAGCCGATCTCGTCGTAGATGACCACCTCGGCGCTGTCGGCCAGGTTGGTGATCCGGTACCAGTCGGCGGCGCCCGCGCTCGGCGGACGCAGCGGCCGGGGCTGCTTCACAGGCGTCTCCTAGGTCCAGATGGCGAAGGTGGTGCCGCGGCAGCGGATGCCGCCTTCGCAGTCGATGAAGCTGCCGTTGCCGTAGGCGGCGCGGGCGGCGTCCAGGTCGTCGAAGATGTGGCCGTCGACGTCGCGGCAGGGCCCGCACGTTGCGGCGTCGAGCACCTCGGAGGCGATGTACTGGTCGGCTGCCGGTGCGGCGTCGAGCACCGCGAAACGACCGCTGGCCTGCGCCTGCGAGAGTGCGGCGCCGAGCTGATCCTTGAGGAACCGGTCGGATAGGCCGGCCAGGAATGCCACCACCGCAGCCGCGACAGCGGCGGCGGCAGCCCCGGGCACGGCCAGGCGGAGCGCCTCCCGAGCGGCTGCCCCAGCGAGCCACACGGCCAGCAGGACGGCGATCGCCGTAGCGACCGCGCCCAGCGTCTCCTCGTCCGCGGGCGGCGTTTCGACGGTGACGCCCTGCGATTCGGCTTCGGCCGCCATCTGGCCAGCCGACGTGGCGGCCAGCGCCACCATCGCTGCGGTGAGCAGCGCCGCCGCGGCGGTGCTGTCGAGGGTCATGGCGGCCAGGGCTTCAAGGTCGCCGTCGTCGAGGACTTGCCCGATCTGCTCGCCGAGGTCGGTCCGCCAGTCGGCGGCGATGTCCTGCCAGTCGTCGAGCAGCCCGTCGAGCGCGTCCTGCCAGGCTTTCTGGATCGCGGCCGGGTCCATGCCGGAGTCGGCTTCGGCGAGGGTGAGCTGACGCCGTGTGCCGTCCTCCTCTGCGGCGGCGCGGGGCCGACGCAGGCGTGGGG